TGAAAAGCTGCTTCTCCATTTTGCCCTTGTACTGTTAGCTTCTTCCTGTGAAGTGATGCGTCTTTTGAGCTTGAGCAATCCTGCTGGGATTCCTGCATTAGCAAAATAGTTCTTAGTGAATTGTGCGATGCTTATATCTAAATTCAAGTAGCGAGCACACACTTGCAATGGTGACAATCCGTATACGTCATCATTGGGGTTCGGCAATTTGATTTGAGATATTTCAGTAGCAGGAATGTAATATTTGCTACCGTTGATTTCATATTCGTACTGGTTAACAGAACCATTTTTAATATCGATAGAAATGCGGTCTGGTCTCAGTAGTTGAAGAGCAACGATGCGACCTGCTCTGTTCCGTTCCTTCAGGAGATAGGCATTTCCTGTGGTATAAAGATGAACGATCAGTAGTTCAAGAAATTCTGTTTGAGATTGATCCGCGTTGGGAGATGCCAAGACTGCAGCTAACTCATTATTCGAGGCGTTGATCTGCTCTGCACCTCCCTCAGCGGTTTGTTTTTCTAAAAGAAATGTTGGTGCTGAGACTGCAGTTGCTATTTCACGAACACACGCATTGATGATCGTATTTCCTGAAAATCCTTGTTTGGCATAAGTGGAATAAGCATCTGTTGCTTCACCGTAATCATTTTCTGGAGCAAGTGGTACTGAGACCTGAGCAAACTCTTGCTCCTGTTTCATCCCCTCTGGTGCTAGGAGACGAGTAATCCAACTCAAAGCTGGTGACCCCTTTTCCGCACGACAAGCCTAGAACATATATTCTAGGTGATATAAAAATATATGTCAACCAAGTTTACTTAATTGACATTAAGTTTAATTCAGTTAGAATAATCGAGTTGAGAAGTAGCTAGGAAAGTTTCTCAATGCTTATTTTTTACTGGGGAGTGTCTATAAGCTTGGTTTTTTGGAAATAGCTCAATGCCAGCACGAAGAGGCATTGAGCTATTTTTCTATTTAAGTCTGGAGACGGGGAGATTCCACATGTCTTCTCTTGCAGTAAAATTATTAGATTTATCCACATCACCTTTAGATACTTTGACTGCTTCTTTGAAATATTCTTTTGCGTCTTTACTTCCTAGAAGCCACACGTTTTTTAACTCTTTGTAAACTCTTTGACCGTTAGTTTTATCAAAGACTTTACTGAACTCTAAGCTGATAAAGATATATTTGTCAGGTCGTTGATGAGTGCTGGTATTTGCAACTGAAACATCATAATAGATCTGCGGTGGTACAGTTCTTCTTTTAGTTTTTATTTCAATTCTTTCATCACCCAACATCACATCATAATCGTATAAGTGATGGTCAACTACAATCGAGGCTCCTGTGTAGGCACAGAACGCTTCTTCAGCTAGGAATCCTGCTAAGTTCCCTATCCCTTTTGTTATAGAGTTTTTAAGAGCTCCCATCTTGTTGGCGCGTTCCTGAGCTCTTTCAATCATTTCAAAAGTGTAGGGTATTATTACCATAAGCCCTGAGATGGTTTATCTAAGATCACTTCAGTTAAACAATGCACAAGAGCATCAACGCGATCATCTGCACCGCCATCCATTCCAGTGAATGAACGCATCTGGTCTTCTAACTCTGGAAGCATACCAATATGGGATATTTTGCCTTGTTCATAAAGTGCTGCGACTGGTTCAGCTCTAAGCTTTTTTCCTCTAGATGCTGTGATGCGTTTTACTGGAACTGTTGAATCAACTGTACCTAGAACAAAGGACAAAGTTTCTCCGCCTTGATTCGCTTCTACGATCACTCGGTCAGCTTCAAATTCGTGATATGCTTCTGCGACGCGCTTTGCCCATCCATCTGGCGATAATCTACAAGAGCGATCAGCCAATACATATCCACGACCATCGATACCAATACCGCCCACAACGATGCCAGTTTCGTCTGATGACGCGTTCGATGTCACTGCTGGGTCTACTGCAACAATGACGCGATCTAACTGTGGTGATAATTTAACACGTTCATCATCAATCATCGGCATTGTCCATAATGCGCCTTCGACATCTTCCACAAGTTCACCCATAATTTCTTGACGACCGATTCTAGTTCCTTCGTATTGATTGATGATCTGGTTGATAAATCGTTCACTGAGATTGTCTCGATTGTCGTATGTGGTTCCTCTGGTAATTACTGTTGTTGGACTATCAAGAATGGATTTTACTAGTTTTGTTGGCCGTGGTGTTGTCGTTACTACCGCCCTCGGATCTTTTCCTAAGCGTAATCCTAGAAGTAACATGTCCCACGTTTGAGGATTCTTCCATGCTGCTAATTCATCTGCCCACGCTGCGTCATGTTGCACACCTCTCAGTCGGTCAGGCTCTTCTGCCGAATAAAGAGTGGCAATTGCTCCATTGCGCCATGTTAGTCGCCTTTTGGATGGTTCATATAACGGTTGGCGTGAAGGTTGTGCTGTTGCCATAATGCCTGACTCGCCTTCAACAATAACGTCTCGACAATCTGCACTGGTTGGCGCAACAAGAGCAATTCTTTTTGAACCACTTAAAACTTGATTGTGAACCCATTCTGATCCTGATCGTGTTTTCCCTGCGCCACGACCTGCGATATATGCCCATACACTCCAATCACCTTCTGGTGGGTTTTGTTCAGGTCTGCCTTGAACATTCCATTGAGGAATGCGCTGTTGCATTTGTTCATTAGCGAAGGCGAGTGCTTGTGCCTGTATTATCTTGGGATCCATTTTTACCTATTGAGGAATTCATGCCTTGCAGAATCATCTTTACGAAAAACCCCTGTGAGATAATTTGTTTCCATTACTGCGTTCTGCTGTTTTACTCCACGAGCTTTCATACATAAATGTTGTCCTCTTAACACAACTGCAACTCCAAGAGGAGGATGTTCTGTTAAGGCATTCTGCAAACTGTTACCAATGTCTCTTGCAAGTCTTTCCTGAATTTGAAATTGACGAGCTTTATTATCTACAAGCCGAGCAATCTTACTTAATCCAACGACTGCTCCATTAGGGATATATCCAACATCAGCAGTTCCAAAGAATGGAAGCATGTGATGTTCGCATGTTGAGAAGAATTCAATATCTCTGACTATTACCATTTCATCTGTATCGTCTTTAAACCATTTGAGGTCTATTTCATTTGTGTATCCACTAAAAAGTTCTAACCACGACCGTACTACTCGATTTGGAGTTTCTAACATGCCTGCTCTATTAGGGTCATCACCAATAGCTTGAATTATAGATCTTACAAGCTGTTCATTATTTTCCACGAACTCCTCCAAACATTTGAATATGCAATCTGCCAGTGACGTTATATTTGCGATCGATACTTGCTTGAGATATTTCAGTCAGTCTTTTGTTAAGTACTTCACTAGTGACCCCTTCAGGCATAATCCAAACACGGTCAACATCAATTTGATGTGCTGTGACAATGTGATCGACTTCTTTGAGATCGTTAGTGTTTTGAACAACGAATTTAAATGTCGCATTAGGGTCATCAACATAGTCAAAGAGATGGCGAGTGATTCTTTTTGATAACGGATCTCCTGCATGTTCTAATTTTGGGGAGACGTTATAACGAATGTCTTTATTTGGTGGCATTGGTGGACGTGTTCCATTCGTTTCTATTTCAATTTTGTAGTTTTGCGAAATAAGGCGGTTACAAAGGATTTCCAAGGAATTATACTGTAATAAAGGTTCACCGCCTGATATAACGATTATAGGCACCTTAGGGAGCAGACTAACAACTTCATCAATATCGTATCTTGTATTCTCTACCTTTAAGTCATATCGAGAGGTATCCCACGTGTAAGGAGTATCGCACCAAGTACAAGTGAGATTGCAACCACCTAAACGAATGAAGGCTGCTTGCTTCCCACTGTTAACTCCTTCGCCTTGAACAGTTGGACCAAATATTTCATTAATAATAATTTTATTCATTGATAATATACCGCACTCGTTCCATCTGTTTCTTTAACTGTGATAGAGCTGAGATCATTTCCCCAAGGAAGATTCATAGCTATTGCAAAGAACTTCTGAGCTAGGTTTTCTGCTGTTGGATTAAAGTCTAGAAAATCATTCAAATTTCTATGGTCGTATTCACTGTCGATAATTTGTTTGAAGTCTGCAAGGTCACCATAATCAACTATGAATCCTACTTCGTTGAGTCGATCAGATCGTAAGCATACTTCTACCAAATAATTATGACCGTGTTGACGTGAGCATTGATGTGTCTCTGGCAAGCCATTGAGGAAATGTCCTGCCGAGAATTTGAATTCTTTTGTTATTTCATACATATAGGATCTTCGATTCCTGCTGTTTCAAATGCGTGAGCACGAGAAACACAAGTGGGACACTTTTCACATGGAGGCTCTAATCCTTCATAGCAAGATAATGTCAGTTCAAAGGGAGCATTGACTTCAATTCCTTTCTTGACTACTTCTGTCTTATCCAACCACATCAATGGAGTAACTAATCGAACTTCCCTATATGAACCAACATAAATAGCACTTGACATAGCTCCTAGAAATTCAGGAGTGCAATCTGGATAAGCCCAGCCACTTGCATCTTCTGCGTGCATACCTGCATAGACTTCTTCAGCTCCTTTTGTCAGTGCTATTGCTGTTGCGATGCTAAGGAATGTTCCGTTACGAAATGGAACGTATGTTGGAGAAACTCCAAAATTATTGCTGATTTCTTCATACGTCATTTCAGGCATAGCCTCATCTGATGTTAGCGATCCCATCTTGAAAGGGTCGGTCGGTAACTCAACAACGATATGCTCTGCGTTGTAATGTTCGGCAACACGTCTGGCTGCATTGACTTCACTTGCATGTTTTTGTCCATACCACATACTGACTGCAATTAATTTAAATTGCTGTCGTTGTGCGATTCCCATACATACAGTGCTATCTAATCCTCCTGATAAGAGAACTACTGCTGTCTTATTTTTTGACTCCATCTAACATCTCCTGTTCCTGTTTATATTGACTAATAACAACACCTGCTCTTGACCCAATACATGCAATGAATAATTTTTGTGCATAGCGATTTTCAATATCATTTGCATATTTCACCCATGCCCTCGCACTCAGATTTCCTATAACTGACGAACCTCCTCGCCAGTTCTTTTCTTTGATTAAGTTATAAGGATTGACATCATGTTGTTTAGTTAGCATTTGTAGTGCAGAGTTATTTTGAAATATTGTTTTGACTTGTCTTCGATCAAAACCAAGCATCTTGCCCCCTCCTGCATAGAGACTGAATCTTCCATACCTTGTTGACGAGTCCCATGATGATGAATCAGCTGAACCACAAAGCCATCGAGTTATCATTGAAGCAGACGAAACTCCTAAAAGATGAAGAGGAACTTCCCTTTGCTTTGCCTCTTTAACACATAAATCTATCCATCCGACTGTTTCCTTTTTTGAAGCAATGGCAGAAACCAAGCCTCCCAAGGCAATGAAAGGTGCATCAGTATATTGATCAAATTCGCTGAGTTGTGATCCTTTAGTAATAACAGGAACAGGATTCAACCCCATCTTCCGCAGCTTCTTATAGTTATCCATTGAGGCTTGAGGGTTTCCTATGACATCTAAGTTAATATAGCCATAAGGCTCAAAAGGAAGGTTTTCTAAAAATTTAACATATTCTTTCAAGTGAATAACTTTGCCAGTTTTGAACGCAGTAAAGGCTCCACTGTCGATTATGATTTTAGTCTTAATTGGAATGTTCTTATTAATACGCTCAATATCGTTTGAAGATGTTAATGCGTAACTCAATAAGATATTTAAAGACATTATTTGATTCTTACCTCACTCCATTGAGAAATAAAGTTCTCAACTTCCTTTTTTACTGAGTCAAATTGTTCAAAAGGAACTTCCAGAGTTAATGAAAAGTAATCAGTTGAGGTGAGTGCTTGTGATTTTTGTTCTGTATCATCCCAGTCAGGATTCCATTCAGGCATTGATTGATGAATAGCGTTAACTAATTCTTCGGTTAAATGCATATCATTTATGAGTTCATTTATTGCTTTAGTATCCGTAACAGCCATCGCAGCAATAGGATCATAGGTGGCTAAGATTTGTCGCTCTTCTTCGTCTGTTAAGTCAACATACACTACAGGCACTTCTTGCTCGTTGCGTGATATGGCAACGGAAGCTCTCATGTGACCGTCTACTACATGACCAGTTCTTTGATTGACGATAATGTGCTGAACCCAACCAACATCAGTTAAGGAAGATTCCAATGCGTCTTGTTGAGCTTTTGGATGTATGCGCCAGTTGTTGGGATTAGCTAATAATTGTTCAGGATGTTCTGTCCCTGTGCCCACAATTCTGTTCTCGTATGCCATAGCCCCTCTACTTATCTAAGCCCATGTGCTCCATCACAAATTGGACAGCCTCTTCTTGAGCTTGTTCGTCCATGCCTTTTTCACGTGCTAGTTTTCGAGTGTCTTCCATAATTTCATCCCACGATATATGGAACTTTTCAGGTGCATTGAGTCCTAATAGTTTAGTGATAGCGTCTTGACATGCTCTGGCTTCACGTACTGCCGCGATAACTCCATTGGTAGCAGGTACCCAAACAGATAGAAGTAAACGCTCATAGCGTGCTAATGCTAAGCGTAGTTGTTGTTCTGTTGGTTCTAGGTGTATGCGAGTGAATGCTCGGTCAGCTGCTTTCTTGGCATCGGTAGCATTACGATAATTGAGCTGCTCTGCAATGTCGGAATATTGAGCACCAGCTAATCTTAAGCGAAGGGCTTCTTGCTCATTAACTCGTCTTTGTTCTTTTGTGCCAGCAGGCAGCTTAGATGACATGCCGAATATCTTAGCACGAAAAAGAAAAATCTACCACACACGCGCGTGCGCGATATATAAGTATTACCCCCTTACTTACGCAATCAGCTTTCCATCGTCTGGATGAACAGGGTATTTACTTCCAGCAGCCAACATCATGTCCAGAGCAAGTTTTTGATCTGTATTGGGATGCAGTAGATACTCCCGTGCTAGTAAATAAATAGCCCAAGCTTTTAGACCCACACCAATTGCATGTAAATGAGCAATCCATTTTGCCTCAGCTTTAGTGAAAGATTTTGTGCGACCTTTGGTCCGCTCAATAACTTCTGCAAGTACATCTAATATTGCACGAACATCATCTGGATTTTGATCTGGTGTGTGTACCCATAAATCAGAACGATCTTTTTTATCTTCATCATCAACACCTCGAGCAAGATTATTTTCATATTCTTTTTTTCTGTCTCGAATCGTGCTGTCCGATGGGGAATCGTTAACGGTAAATGTTGAATGTTCACCGAGCCATTTGTGCAGCTCTGTTGCAATTGCCTTTATTGAATATGTTCCGTAGTCACTCGCAAATAATTCCTTGAGCTGTTTATCAACTTCGGGATGTGTTCGCTTGGATGACTTGCGTTGTATTCTTGAATTGTCAATTTCTCTTGTCATGATGTAAATTATCCCTACTGAATTACTAATCTGTTACAACATACTGTCAATTAATCGGAATCGACCTCCAAATTTCGAGTTGTTGAACTCTCGAATATTTCGGGATGATAAATCTCTCTTTTATCTTTGGCATATTCAAGTGTTGTTTCTAAAAGCTCAAAATATGCGAATCCGTTTACATGCGAAGGATCTCGACGATTTGTGATGGACAGGTAAGATAAGTTAGTTGCCAAGAAATTCTCTTTCATTGCTTCCAAATCAACTATTAGTTGTTCAATGTTTTCTTCATTGAATATTTCAAAATTTATATTTTTAAACGGATTTTTTCTTTTTGTCATTTCATTTATCTCCTCTTTCATTTGCCTCTCTTGCTGATGCATCTCTTGCTGCTGCCTCCCTTGCTGCTGCTGCTGCTGCTGATGCATCTCTTGCTGCTGCCTCTTTTTCATACTGCTCTCGATCCATAGCACGAAACTCTGTATTATATTGCACCCATCTTTTTTCTTGGGCATATTCAATCGTTTTGTCTATAAGCTCAATATATGCCAATGCGTTTACGTGCGAAGGATCTAGACGACTTAGAGCCTGAAGGTGATCTAAGTTTAGTATGAAGAACCTCTGTTTCATTTCTTTCAAAGTAACTATGGTTTTTTGAATGTTTTCTTCATCGAATACTTCCCAATCTAAAAGTTCATTTTTTTCTTCTGTCATTTCATTTATCTCCTCTAATTGTTGCTCGATACGTTCGAGTCGTTTATATGTTTCAGCTTTACGTGGTAAACCATCTAACATAACATTTTTCATGGTACACAGAGTAATTATTATCAGGGGCAGGAGCAGCAGCGGAAAATCTTATAACTCCATACAATTTAAAGCGTTCCAATCCTATTGACGAAAGTTTTAACGTTGCATCTTCTTTGTATACGCCATAACCGCACTCGATACAGTGAGCGAAATATTCTCTAGTGATTTGTGGTGTTGTTTTTGTATCAGTCATTTTCCTAACCTTCCAATGTTAAAGTTGTATAGCCAAACACAGTGGAATAATGATGATCGAGTTCTTGACGTGTTTGCATTTTTGAGTACATATCGCGCTCAATACCCAATCCGAATTTGGTTTTTATTGATTCCAACTCGCTGAGCCAAACGTAACCCCATTCTGGATGACCAAGATGACACATGCCGAAAAGAATCCAATCGCCATCCTCTTGTTTTTCACCTTCGAAAATTATCCATGTTCCAGCACCAGTTGGGTTGAAGAATTTTACAATGGCGCGATCATCATCTGCGATTGCTTCTTGTGTAGATCGTTTCGTCAGTTTCTTT